TGCAGCAAACATGTTCTGGAGCATAGGGATAGTCTTTTGGAACTCTGGAATACCAGTATTATTAATAGACTCCAGAACTGCAGGAAAGTTATCAATCATTCTCTGCTTATCTTTTTCTGCTTGAAGTACTAATTTCTGTTCCTGTTTAAATCTCTGGTTTTCTCTTATCTGTTTTTCCCTATCTGATAATGCATCATAGAAATCTTTCCTGGAACCATGCAGATTCTGGGTAGCTTGTCCATACTGTTGCATTCCTGCCAGTCCTGCTCTGCCTAACCCGGAAAGATCAATACTACTTCCACCAATCCAGGGGGAAACCCTGTCATCTGCAAGAAGGCTAAGACCTGCAGCAAGCAACCCCTGGGACATTGGGGATGGTCCAGTAACGTAAGGTTTTTTGTTACCTTCCTTATCTAATGCCCACTCTGGATATCCTAATAATGCCATTTAACCTCCATATATTTCCATACCCTGATTGACTAAACTCATCCAATTTGGGAAACGTCTATCTCTATTCCATCCTGTTTCTTCTCTTAGTAATTCATCTCCTGGTATCTCAGATACTTGTTTTGTTGGAGTTGGAGTATCTAATAAACCTTTTGGTCTTGAAAATTGATCATACCCATAATGTTGCGGAGCTTGTGTTAATGAAATCTCATCTGGATGACCACCACCAAAAGCCTCATAAAAGCCAGGGACCATTTGTGCATTCATAAACCTCTGCTGTAGAGGTGTTACTTCAGGGCCGGGAATTGACTCACCAGAAAAAGGAATAAAACCTCTTTCGTGAATTGAACTAAGGGTTTCTGCAGACTGAGGTGGAGGGATCGGATAACCCCCACCATGTATTGCATGATGAGAAGGTAATTCTACAGACTCACTATCTTGAGCAAGATAATTGGGAGACATACTATGAACCTGAGACTTCCACATATCATGTTGACTTGGGATATGACTTGTATATGGATCTTCAGAAGCAGATTCAATACTTTCTTGAAGTGAAGGTAAAAGGGGAGGATTTAACAACACCTGCATCTCTTGTTCTGATAAATCTCTAGGAGGTCTACCACTAAGTTTACTGGCTTGTAGCATACCTTCCATTAGAGCTTTTTTCCGTTGTTCTGCAATCCTTTTTGCTTGAACATCACGATCTAAAAAATCATTTCCTAATAATCCATTCATATTATCTCCTATCACCAAAGGTTAGAATCTACACCCATACCATATGCCCCTAGTCCTGTTAGGCCAAGTCCAAGTGCCTGATCAAACATTGATTGCCCTTGACCTGTCTGGGTAGAAGTTGATGATGAACCCCAACCTGGACTACCAAGAAAGTTTGTGTATCCTGCCAGTGCTTGTGGCATGAATTGTTGTTGCCTCACAAAATCCCCATAGCGTTGTTGGTCTCCCATCATTTGCAGTTGATCCTGGTACCTGCCCTGATCTCCAAACCTGCTTGCTAATTGCATTCTTGGAGAAATATCCTGGTAGCGTTGCAGCATATCACCCTGCAGTCCTGCAGTCCTGTATTTGTTTCCAATATTAAATTTATTTGCATCAATCAACCTGTTAACATCAGTTTGCATTGCCTGGGTTGCATCCATTCGAGCCAGTCTATCTCTATCAGCAAGTTCCTTTTCCAGACCTAATCCTATATTTGCACCCATTGAAGTTGCTATTGCTTTTTCTCTGGCAGAAGCAGGACCACTTGCTCCAACTGACAGGGCACTTGCAGTATTTTTTATATTTGCCAGGTTACCCAACCTGGTTGCTCGTTTCTCTGCCAATGCCATTTGTTCATTAGGATCATAACCCATTCTATCCAGGTATTGGGCCATTGCAGGCCCCTGTAAAAATGAACCTGCTTGCATTTTACCAGGATCAAAACCTGCTAACTCCCCATATCTTTTTGTTGCCTGGTCATATATACCACCCTTACCACCATACTGGGTCTGCATTGCACCAAGACTGCCAGTGTACTGATTCATTGCAGCACTTGGAGCATGTGCACCAACTATTGGGCCACTATATGCAGTTGGACCCTGATCAATATAATCCTGCCACATCTGTTGTGCTCCCTCCATATGAGGTAGTGCTCCAGATGTAGTCCCAGAAGTTTGTGTTTGTGTTACTTTGGGTTTATCAAAAAACCCTGAAACCATGCTACCTAAAGTTCCTCCAATATTCATTTATTCCTCCTTATGGTGCCACATAATATGGATTTGTGGAAGCAATTACTGGTCTCCCTGCAGAATCCAATCGTGTTCCTGTTAATTTAGTTACTGTCAGTTGGTCTGATGTATTAACTCCAAGTTTATACCATTCACCATCTGAATTTTTTAAACATATACTTCCAGTTTCCAAAAAGTTATCTTTATCAAGTTTAATATTCTGATCATCTGCACGTTCAAGTTGTACCTGAAGTTCAGTTTGTACTGCAGGTTTATATTCATTAGTAACAGGTGGTAATCTCATCTCCTGCCTCCTGTTGATATGTCTGCCCTGATTTGCCCCAGGGACCAATTCTGATCCCACCCGGATTCTACCCTGAACTTAAATCCTCTTCCTGTTTCCCTTACATCAGTATATCCATCCTCTGCAATTTCATAATTGGATGAGGTTGATTCAGTACCAGTTGGAGTCATGCTTGTTTTAAATTTCATTCTTAGTCCATTAGTCCCCTGAGTTGAGTCAGTAATCAGTTGAGTGATATGTGCAACATTATCTCCTGCATCTCCAACCTCCATAAAACCTGATTCTGCAAAACACAATCCTACATCTGTAGTGGAGTCTGTACCTGTAACTAACTTCCTGTCATAGTCTGATACTTCTGCAATTGTCTGGGCAATCTGGGAAGTTGTCCTGGCTGCTGAAGATGCTTTCTGTTCATGTGCATATATTTTATTGTCATCTGCAATTGCAATTGGATCATCAAACACACCTGAGTCTACCCAGGCAGTTCTGCAGAGCTCTCCAATACTCCACCATCCTTCTTTATAGTTATATGTTGCATACTTCAGTATCTCCTCAGAATCTGCAGATGCATACCACCATGTTACTTCAAAAAACTCCTGATTAACTGATGCATATATCTTGGAATCCTGTACCCTGTTCATACTTCCAAACACATGGTCTGAAACAGAGCATTCAAGTGGCTGGACAGTACCCTGATACTGGAAGAATCCACCAGGGCTCATCCAGAAAGCCTGGTCACCAACTGCAACCATACTCCTGTTTGAGATTGCTCCACATGCATCACCAATCTTCTTTCTCCCATATACATAAGGTGGCCCAACCCAGTCAATTGCATGTAAGTCTGTTGATGTCCAGATTAGGATTCTATCTCCAACAGTCTTACCTGCCATAATCTGACCTGATGTATCAATAAAGAATGAACCTGCCTGGTTATCTGTTGCTGCAGTCCAGTCAGTATTATCATCTGTATCAGACCACATAATCTGCCTGTTATTACCTGAAGCACCCAATGCAAACATATGTCTTTCCTTACTTACTAGCATTGCATAATTATTTACTGGTGCACCTGATATAACTGTTGCAACTGTTCCTGTTGGATTTGTTGCACTTGGGTTCCACTTATAAAGTTTTCCATCACTTGTTGACATTCCAACTAATTGTTCACCCCATAAATCAAAAATCCAGGATGATGCTTCCAGAACCAGGGAAGAAGATTCTGCATTCTCATTTCCAAATCTCCTGGTTCTTTTAATAGTTATTGTTTCTCCTGCACTTGAATCAGTTACCAGTTTATCTGAATCTGAAGAAGTATATGCAGCAGATCCATTTTTAGGACCTACTGTCATGGATTTAGTTGTAGGAAATGAAACTATCCTATGTGAATTTGGATATGTCTTATTGTTTGCACTTTCACTTGATCCTGTAATCTCAATTTCATCTCCAACACCAAAAGGAGCAGGACCAATACCTGGAGCATTTGTGTTTGTTACATTGTCAGTAAGGACAACTGATACACTTGTAATTGTTGCAGGTGTTGTAAATGTAAAATCAGTTCCTGTTACTGACTGTATTGTTTCAGTTCCAGAGAAATCACCTGCACCAAAACCTAATCCAAGTTTGGCATTTGCATCTCC